GGCCATAGGACATTCCTCTTACTTGCCGGAAGTGATAGCCTCGACCGCGCTGTGTGCACGCAGCGGCGGGCCTTGCTTGGCAAGCGAGGGACTGCTCGCTTGTCGGGGATCATCAGGTGCTGCAACACCTGATGGTCGCCCGTCTCTTCTACGAGGGAAGAAAATGGAATACTTGAGTCGTTTTGAAAAAAACCTGCTTCAGGGCTTGTACTGCTTTGATTTGGTTTGGGGGGCGCCTGGAATCAAGCACCGCTTTCATTACACTCAGCTAAGGTTTTTACATGACTGCTGGTTCTGGCGGTCCGTCCGACGGTGGCCCGCTGATCGCGCAATAAAAGCAACCGAGCCCTCCATGACCCGGACGGACGGAAAACGTGTCGCAGACAGAGCAGTCAACCGGATGACCGCCCAATCTGTGCAGTTACTGATCGAACGAGGACTTCTAGAGAACAACACAGCTAACCTGAGATATTTCGAGCTTCAACTCACCGGAGCTGGGATCGCTATGGCCCGCCGATGCAACACCTTTTGGGGTCGAGTCGGACTCTTTTACGAAGAACACCACGATGGAATTCTGGGCTTGTTCCTCACGGTTGCCGTTTCCGCTTTAACCAGCTTAATCACCACCTATTTTCGCACCTAACTTCTCAAACCTGCACCGTATACGCCGGCAGGTCCGGCGCCTCGCCCTGGATCTGCCCATTCACGATGAACGCCTTGTTGCCGATGGCGACGCTGTCGCCGCGCACGCGGGTGCGGGTGCCGTCGCGCAGGGTGACGACGCTGGTGCCGTTGGGGCCGATGTCGTAGACGGTGGCGACCACGCGGGACTGGTAGTTGGTGAGCTGCTGGAAGCGGCGCCAGGGGTTGACGGTGGCCATCAGTGGATCTCCATGTCGCTTCGGCGTTCGACGGCGAGGCGCTGGTTGATGCGCGGGGCGCCGTTGCCGGGGGCGCTGATGCTGTTGCTGAGCACCAGGCCGCGCCAGGTTTCCTGGCCCTGCACTTCGATGATGTAGCCGGGCAGGATGAGGCCGGGGCTCGCCTGTTCGTCCGTGATCTGGACGGTGAGGTTTTCCAGGGTGTGGGGGCCGCTGGCGGCGATCTCCTGCTTGCCCCGGGCGGCGCCGACGGCCTGATCGGTGATCAGGTCGTGGAGGATGTCCTGGCCAAGTTCGTCGCCGGCGGTGCCGGCGCGCACCACTTCGACCTGCACGCCGGCGTTGATGCCGCTGACCCAGATGCCGTTGATGGGGGTGCCGGGAACGTGCTCGCCGTCCTGGTCCTCAATCATGGCGTCGTGGACCACGGCGTCGACGATGGTGCTGGCCCACTCCCAGGGGGCGTCGTAGTAGCGCGGCTGGATGTGGAGCGTGTCGGCGGCCGGGTCGGGCACGATCACGGCGCCAGCGGCTTCACAGATGGCGCTGATGGCTTCGATCGGCGTTTTCTCGGTGTAGCTCCAGACGCCGCCGGGGATAGACCAGTCGGTGAAGCTGGGGTGCCAGACGATGGTGAAGCCCGTGTTCTGCAGTTCCGCTTCGGCGGACTGCTTGGCGTTCACCGGGCCTTCGTCGATGTGGCTGCGGCGCGGGGCATAGGGCGCGGCCAAGTAGCGGGTGCGGCTGCTGGCGTTGATGCGGTAGCGGTGGCCCACCGCGCGGACGCGGGACCACTTCTCGACCATGAACACCCAGTCGTGGCCGTTGATGGTGATGCGCAGCTCCCCCGGGTCCGGGTTGGGTTTCAGCAGGGCCATGGCCTCGGCGGTGAGCACGTCGCAGGTGAGGGACCAGGCGAACGCATCGAGATCCAGGCCGAGCTGAATGTTGGCCACGTCGATGGGGGTTTCGCTGGGCAGCGCGACCACGTTGATCAGGTTCACGATCTGGTAGCTCTCTCTGATGTCCGGTTCGGGGGGCGGCGCTTTGATGGGGCCGTCGTAGTCCGGGTATTCGACGCCCACGTCCACCGGCCGCAGGCGCCGGCCTTCGCCCCAGGGGATCACGTTCTCGGCGCGCAGGGTGGTGCCCCAGCCCCAAGGGTGCCCGCTGGTGCGGTCTCGGGGGATGGGCGGCCGCGCCGGCGGCACGCGGGAGAATTGGAAACTGGTGCTGGGGCGGTAGGCCTCGCCGGCGTCAAAACGGAAATCCGTTGGGCCGTACTGGTAAGCGACGCTGGCCGCCTCACGCCGCTGGCGCACGGTGCTCTGCCATTCGTCCACCACGGCGCGGTCGACCTTGAGCAGGCGGTTCCAGGAACCCAGCCAGGCGGCGTCCAGCCACAGCGACGCCGCGATGGCGCCGAAGCGGCCGGCCCGGCGATCGGTAGGCACCGGGCGCTCCCAGGGCAGCACCGCGCGCGGGTCCAGCGCCACGCCCCAGGCGTGCGCCAGGCCCACCGCCCGGTCGGTGGCCACCGGCCAGCCCCACCGCTGCCAGCTCGCCGCGTCCACCGGCCGCGCCCGGGCCGCGCCGAAGCGCGCCGGCGCCGGATCCCGCGCCGGCAGCCAGCCCCACGCCGGTTCCGCCGCGGCGTCCACCGGCCGCCCGGGCGTCGCCGCGATCGCGCGGCGCACCTGCAGCGCGGGCACCGGCTGGTACGGCACGGCCGGCGCATAGCGGAACAGGAACGCCGACGACGGCACATAGGCGCCGCCGCCCAGTTCGAAGGCCGTGGACGGGATGTAAGGCATGGTCGCAGCTTATAAGAAGGTGACGTCCACCGGCCCATGGGCCAGCGGGCGGAGGTACTCCCGGGCTTCCAGCGTGGCGGTGCCCACCTGCTGCTGGCCGGTGGTCCACCAGTCGGGCTCGGTGGCGGGCAGCTCGCCGCCGGTGACGACGCGGTAGACGTAGCCGTTGGGGGTGGTGGGCCGAATCAGATCGTCGACGACTACGTCAGACCCAGCTTCGAAGGTTTCACCGAGATCATCGGGGCACATCAGGTATACATCGGCGTCGGCTTCCACCAGCCCGGATATTGTGTAGCTTCCATCCGCAGCATCACTGACTGTCGAGCCAACAACTCGCCACTCGGAACCCTTCTTCTGCAAAGCAACCACCGCGCGGCTGATTGGCCCTACCGAACCGTCCGCGGAACGCATCGAAATTACATCGCTCAGTTGTGCTGGGTCACCTTCGGGACCAGTGGCTCCGCCATCAAAACTGATCGTGACTGACGCTACCGGATCGCCAGACGGCACCGCCTTAACTCCAGAACGCTCTCCGAGCCATGCGACGACGTTCGAGTTGGCCGCCGGGACATGAATACGGAAAAGAGGGAGACCAGCGAATCGCAAGCTGACCGCCCCAGTGGGCGTCAGTGCCACACCCCATACTGGCTCAGAAACCGATAAGCCGCCTTCGCGAACATCGATCTCAGCGATCTGAACAACCGACCCTCTGTAGCCAAAGGTCGCCATATCGACGGACAGATCAATCATGGCCAGTCCTCAGGCTCCAAACTGATATAACCAAAGTGGTACTGGTTAGCGATCAGAACAACGGAGCGGCCATTCATGGATGTCTGGTCGCCAGTCCAGAGATTGTCTTGGTCCCGCAGATCGATCAATGCACCCGGCTCTACGGTTCCGATCGCGGAATACCACCCGGGCACCCGCGCGAAAAAGCGAGAATTTCGAGATAAAGCCACGGGATACAAAGGGAGCTGTGGCGTGCCTTCCAGTATCTGCGCATCCACCACACGGTTAAAAAGACCAGGGTGCATTGTGAAGTCACCACTGGTTTGTCCGGTATTCACGGAGCCATCCGGCTCAATTAGCGAGATCAGTCCTTGGGAATCCTGGAAACTATTATCATTCGCTGCATCGACGTAGTACGCAGTATAGATAACAAAGTTTGGAACGGCTCTGGGGTCGATACCGGAACCCCACGGCAACACCGAGCCCATGGCAAGACACAAGCAATTGTCCTCGCTCAGACCATCGCCGGTGAGCCCATCCGGCGGCGGCCAAATCAGCAATACGGCTGAAGCGTCATTTGCTATAACGCACCAGCGCATCGATTGAATATCGTCGGTGTAGCGGAATGAGTTAGCGTAAACACCAACGTCACCCACCAGCTCACCAGACTCCCATCCTGTACCCAAGCGGGATTCCCTGAAGCTATAGTAAGTATGGTTAAGGGAAAGCTGGGCAACCCCCAGCTGCTCGCTGTTGGTTAGGACCAATTGCCCGTAGGTTCCACCCGCCGCCGGCGAGTAGTGCAGTTCGGCCCACCCGGCCGCGCTCTTCGACCCGTATCCATTCACCAGACAAGCGCGCAGGACTTCTGCGATGTAATTGATTTTGTCGTAGCCAGTATTGCCACCTGGGCGGCCCGGCACCCCAGCATCGTCCCAGCGGTATACAGTCGGCACAGCACCCATCAGTCCGCATCCCCTCTGATCTGAAGTTCAAAGCTGTCGTTCTCCACCGTGCCCTGCCCGGGCACGACGGTGCGGGCAATCCACAGCGGCGCCAGGGCGCCCTGGGTATCGAAGCGCACGGCGTTGCCGGTGGCCCAGCCGCTGCCCCAGCCCTCGCCATCCAGCACGAAGTACGGCGTGTCGGTCATGGGGTTGATGGGCGCGGTATCACCACTGGTGGAGCCCTGCCCGATTACACCGAGGCTTTCGCCCACGATGCTGAACGTGCTGGCGCCGGTGAACACCAGCGCCCACTTCTCGGTAACGGTGCCGTAGTTGGCGGTTTGCACCGGGTAGGCGATGTCGTTGTACTCGGCGTCGGTTTCGCCGGATTCGTCCGGCTCGCTGCCCCAGTTGGGGCTGTTGCTCTGCCAGGTGCGCTGGGTGAACAGGTTCACGGCGCGCGCCTGCAGGGTGCCGTAGAGCACCGCGCTGGAGACCACGGTCTCGGTGATCGGGAACTCGTGGGGCGTGGGCGCCTGCAGCTCGACCAGGCCGGAGAGCTGCACGTCGGTGACCAGGCTCATGTGCTCGATGCGATCGCGCGCCAGCCAGGGCCCGCTGATCAGGTTGGCGTCGGCGTCCTGCAGGGTGAGCGGGTCGGCAAAGGTCAGCGTACCGGCGTCCAGGTCGGTGGTGTACTGGGCCGGGTCCAGCTCGGTGTCGCCGTCGGCGCCGTAGACGATGATCTCGGCCTGGTGGTCGCGGTCGAGCGCGATGGTCTCGCCGGCGGTGGGCGTGGTGAGGCTGGTCTCAGCGGTGTGGTTCAGCACCGCCACGTCGCCGGGCCGGAAGATGGGCACGCGGCCATCTTGCGGCAGGCGCACCGGGTCGAGGCCGACGATCTCCGGGTCCAGCGGCAGGGTGCGCAGGCCCACGGCGTTGTAGCGGATGTCGCCCAGCAGGCTGGCGAACTCGGCGTCGAGGGTGACGAAGCCGCTCTGGCTGTCCACCTCGCCGGTGAGCTGGTTGCCGCTGCTGTCCTCGCCGGTGATCACGCCGTTGGCGTCCGCTTCGGCAGTGACCAGCTCGCCGTTGCTGAGGTTGTTCAAGGTGAGCTGCAGCGAGCCGGCGCGGATGGGCGCGATCTCGGTGCGGAATTGCACTTTCTCCGTGCCCTGGGGCCGGTCGCCCACCAAGCAGGCGCGCACGGTGACGGTACCCCCGGGCGGGTCGTCAAACACCGCCGAGGCGTTGGCGTAGTCGATGCTGCCGACGGCAACGCCGGCGCCGGTGGCCGGGTCCAGGTTGTTGAACAGGGTGCCGTCGCGGTCGATGAAGGTCTGGCCGCCGGCTTCCAGCAGCACGGAGCCGGGGAACACCATTTCAGCGGCGCCGACGTTGGCGAGCTGCAGCTCGGCGGCGTCCACGGCCAGTTCCTGGCTGGTGCTTTGAAACCCGCTGATGTCGTTGAGGGCCGCCACGGTGACGTCGCCGCGAAGCTCTTCGCGCCGTAGTTCGGTGCGGGATTGCTCGCCACCGATGGCCAGGTAGCGCACGTCGATCTCGTAGCTGGCTTCCAGGTCCGGGATGCTGACGTCGCCGCTGGTGTAGTCGATGGTCCCGGCGGCGCCGACAAACCCGCCGGCGCCGTCGTCCTGCAGGGTGCGCTTGATCAGACGCTCGCGCTCGCCGTCGTTCCAGCCGCTGTGCCAGCGCCGCGCCACGTACCAGGTGAGCCGCACGGTGCCCGGCTCCAGCGGCGCGTCCGGGATGGTGAAGGTGCCGGCGCCGCCGCTGATCTGCGGGGTGACCTGGGCGGTGACGCCCTCGCCGGTGTCGCCGGCGGCGGTGAGCGTGCCGACGGTGACGCCGCTGCCGGGCTTGAGCCGGATCTCGCCGGTGGCGTAGTTCACGGTGCCGGTGGCGCCGGTACCGGTGAGGTTGCCGACGCCGTCGTCGGTGACGTTGATGGTGCCGCCGCCGTTGGACACGGTGAGGGTGTCCGGCGCCACCGCGGCGCCCAGGCTCAGGGTGAGCTCCGGGTCCGGGTCGGCGAACTGGGCAGTGCCGGCGCGCACGGCAAATTCACTGCCGGCCTGGCTGGCGTAGCGGTAAACCAACGGGGTGTCCACGTCCGGTTGCCGGCTCAGGGTGACCAGCACGGTGCCGGTCTGGAAATTGATCGTGCCGGTACCGATGCCGGTAAGCACGCCGTCGCCGCGGTCGCGCAGTTCGTTCCAGCGGCCCAGCGCGCGGTAGGCGATCACGAAGGTGCCCGGGCGCGGCGGTAGCGCGGCTAGGTTGAGCGTGTAGTTCAGGCCCCGGTTGGTGGCGTCGATCATCAGGGAGCCGGTGTCGCAGGCCATCTGCACGGGGGCGCCCGGTTCGTACGTCCAGGAGGCGCTGCCGGTGAGGCTGTTGGCCAGCGTGATGCGGCCGCTCAGGTAGTCGACGATGCTGTCTTGCTGGCCGCCGGCGCCGGACACCAGCGTCAGCCCGCCGGCGTTGTCATCACGGTAGGTGCTCCCGGCGATGTTGAGCACCAGGGTGCCGGGTACGATGGCGCGGCGGGTGAACAGGCTGGCTTGGTCATCCAAGCCGCTGGCGTTCTCGGTGACGGTGCCCTGCCCCGCACGGATCACGGTGGTGTTGTTGCCGCCGGCGAGCCGGTCCACCAGCGGGATCTCGTTGGTGGCCACCGGCACCAGTTGGGAGAAGACCGTGTCCACGGTGATTTCCCGGTCGCCGATGGCCGGCGCGCTGGCAAGGCGGGCGACGCCGTAGTACTGGGCGACGTCCGCCACGTCGGTGGCGAACACTTCGCTGATCTGCCGGCTGCCGCCACCGGTCAGCAAGGTGTTGCTGGTGACCACCACGCCCCCCGGGCGCGCTTCGCCGCTGGGGAAATCGAACAGCAACGGGGTGTCCAGGCCCATTTCCAGGCGCCAGCCTTTGAATGTCTCGTAGGCGTTGCCGCTCTGGTAGATGAACACGGACTCGGTGACCGTGACTTCATTCAGGCGGACGTACTGCTCGTTGCCGGTTTGCGGGTCGCGCAGCACGAAGGTCTCGCCGACGCGCGGGGTGTCGCTGATCACCAGGGGTTGGAAGCCGACCAGTGAGCGCGAGCCGGCGAGCTGGTTGCCCAGCAGCTGCCAGGTGGCGGTGCCGGCGGGCACCAGGTAGCTTTCCAGGAAGTCGCGGGCATCGCGGCGTTCGTCGGTTTCGCTGTCGGTGTCGAACAGGGTGACGGAGACGTTGGGGTCTTGCGGCGCCTTGGTGAGTACAACGTGGGCTCCCAGATAGGGGGCGTTGTCGTTAGTGCCCAGGCCCGTAAACACCTTGCGCATGCTGGTGTTGCCGGTGGCGCGGTCGAGACGGCTGATGTCCTCGAAGACGTTGTTGACCTGGCCGGGCTGCACTTCGTTGCCGGTGGCGCGGCCGCCGCCGTCTTCGGTGTCGGTGAGCCGCTCGCTTTGGAACAGCTTGACGTCGCTGGCACTGAGACTCATGCGTTGTTGTCCTCGAGAATAATCAGGTTGAGGGCCAGTTCGTAGGGGTGGGTGGCGGCGTATTGGGTGCGCTCGCCCACGGGAATCAGCTCCACGGCGACGCCGTTGCGGCGGTCGAACGCCACGCTGTAGGTGCGCCCGTCGTCGAGGGTGACGGGCCACGTGGCACCGGCCTGCGCCGCCTTGGCGCGCAGGGCCTGGCCGGTCTGGCGGTCCACCCAGGCGCCGGTGAGGCGCATGGGGGTGCCGAGCGGCTGGGCCTGTTCGTAAAGAATCGGGTTGCCGGTGACGCCCCGGACCAGTTCCTGCGCGACCTGGGCCTCGCCGAATTCGTTGACCCAGACCATGTTTTCGATGGTGATGTCGTCGAGGGTCATGATTGGGTGCTCCGCAGGCCGGCTTCGGACAGCAGCTTCAGAAAGGCGGCGTCTTCGCCTTCTGCGGCGGTGACGGTGACGCGGTCGCCCCGGTCGTTTTTCAGGGTGACTTCGGTTTTGCGCACGGGGCGCTGGGCCTGTTCTTGCTGCTGCTGGAGCTGCTCGTTGCGCTGCTGGTCGCGGCGCGCCTGATAGACCTCACGGTTCAGCCGCAGGGCATCGCGGTACTGCGCCACGGCGTCCCCGGCGCCCTGCTCGCTGGCCTGGCGCAGCTGCTCGCGCAGATCCTGCTCGCGCCGCTCGAACTGCCGCCGCTGGATCTCTTCCTGGGTGCCGGTGAGCTGCAGCAGTTCGTCGCGCAGCCCCTCGACGGTGTCGCGGGCGCTGTCGGCGAGGCCGTCCATCTGAGCCTTGGCGCTGGCCAGGGCGCTGCGCAGGCCGCTGAGCTTCTGCTCGCCGAGGGTGCGGCCGCTGGCGATGGCGCTTTCCGCGAGGCGGATGAACTGGCCGGTGTCTTCGTTTTGCGCCGCCATGGCGCGCTGGTAGAGCTGCTGGGCCCGGCCCACCCGTTCGTTCACCTCCGTGGCCACGTCGCCCACGGCGTTCAGGTAGCTGCGGGTGGAGAGCAGGCCCCGGGTTTGTTCCTTGAGCAGGGTGTCGTACAGCTGGCCGGCTTCGTCGCTGACGTTGAAGAACGCCCGCCGGATGTTCTCGGCGGCCTCGGTGATGCCGGCACCGGCCACCACCGCGCGACGCCCGCTTTCCTCCATGGAGGCGCCGGCCTCTTCCGCCGCGGCGGCCTGTTCGTCCAGGGCCTGGTTGGTTTCCTTGGCGGCCGCCGCTTTGTCTTTCTCGGCGCCGGTGGCGAGCTCGGTGGTTTCCTTGTAGATCTGGATGGCGCGCTGGAGGCGTTCCAGGGTTTCGGAGGCCTGGACGCCGGTTTCCTCAAGCGCGGCGTTGTAATCCTTCTGGGTGATCAGGCCTTCGGAGAGGGCACGGTTGAGCTGCTCTTGCACCTGCAGGCGCCCGGCGCGGGATTCGATTTCTTCAAACGCCGCCAGATACGACTCGGTGATGATGCGGGACTGGACCTTCGCTTCCTCACCGCTCTTCTGGACCTGCTCGACCACCTGGCCAAAGCTGTTGATGGCCTTCCGTTCGACGACGCCGGCGAGCTTGTCGTATTCCAGGCCGAGATCGTCCAGGGAGTCACGCAATGCGTTGTTGGCCCGCTGCTGCTCTTCGGCGGCTTCACGCGCTGCCGCCGCTTCCAGCTCACGGTCCGCGATGATGCGCTTGGCGCGGTTGCGGGAGAACACGATCTGGGCGAGGTATAGCCGCCGATCAATCCGCTCGATCTCTTCGGCGGACTCCGCCGCGTCGCGGGCTTCCTGCAACCGCTGAACCCGCTTTTCGGTGCGGGTTTCCTGGGCAATAACCTGCTCTTGATTGGCCAGCGCCTGGGCCTGGGTGAGTATCTTGTCGGACGCTTCCTGCTGCGCGTTGACCTGGCGCTGGGCCCCCTCTTCGGCGGCCTCTGCGCCGCTGGTGAAGATGTCCTCAAAGGCGCTGACGATATCGCGCCCGTCCTGCTTGACACCTTCCAGCATGCTGCCGGAGATGGCGCCGGCCTTTTCGCTGAGTTCATCAAGCCGGCCACTGAGGCCCTCAGCGCCTACCAGATCGGTCAGCTCGGCCAGCGCTTTGCTGACCAGACTCGCGGAGCCGGTGATGGCGGCAGCGCCCGTCCTCCACACAGCCGTGACCGCGTTGATACCCACGCGCGCGGCGGCCACCACACGACTGGTGACGTCCGCCGCGATTTCCAGCGAGCGGACCAGGTTCTGGGCCCAGCGCCGGCTGCTGCCGTCTTCCTCGGCTTGGCGCAGGGTGTCCAGCAGCTCGCGGAGTTTGCTGCGGAAAACGTCCAGGGCGCCGCTCTCTGCCGCGGTGCGCAGCAGATCCCGGAACTCTTTACGCAGGGCGTTGAGCAAGCCATTCAGCGTGTTGATCCGGGCAGCACCGGCGCCTTCGGCCATGTTGCCGAACTCGGCAATGAGCTCGCGCATGACGTCGCGGCCCAGCTCGCCGGCGCTGGCCATTTCTCGAATGGTACCCCCGGCGCGGCCGGTGACCTTCTCCAGGGCGCTGAGGATGGGAATGCCGGCGTCGGTGATGCTGTTCAGCTCTTCGAGCTGTAGCCGCTGGCTCGCCCAGCCCTGACCCAACTGGGTGGTCAGGGTGTCCAGCGTCTGGGCGCCCTGGCCATAGCGGGCGTTGACATCGATCAGGCTTTGCAGGGCGCCCGAGAGCGGATCGATACCGAACGACTTGAGCCGGAGCGCCGCTTCAGCGGTGGCGTCCAGGCTTTGGGCATTGCGCTCAGCGATCTGGTCGATGATGCCCAGGGCGCGCCCGCCCTCTTCCACCGAGCCGAACACGCCGTCCAGCCGCAGGCGGAGGTCTTCCAGGCCGCCGGCCGCACCGACCAAGGCGGTGAACCCGCGACGCAGGCCTTCGATCACGCTGATGCCGGCCACAAGGCCAAGCAACCGGGCGCGCAGCCCTGTGAGCACACCGGAGAAGCCCGCGCCGCTTTGGCTGGCCGCGTCCAACTGCGCCGCATGGGTCGCCGCTTCTTTGTTCACCCGGTCGAACGCTTCCCGGGTTTCGGCCAGCTCACGCTGGACGCGCGTTTCAGCGCGGGTCAGGTCGTCGGTTTCGATGCCCGCACGGTTGAGCGTTTGCACGTGCCGCCCGAGTTCGCGTTGGGCCTTACGGTACTCGGTGTTGGCGATACTTTGGGCGGTGCGTGCCTGCTTTACCGCGAGGGCGTATTCGGCCTGGGTCTGGCCGGCTTGCCGGCCTTCCGTGCGCAACCGCTCGTACTCGGTGACGGTTCTGCCGAGTTCCTTTGTCGCGTCGTCGGCGGCGCGCTTGGTGTCGTCGAAGCCCTTGATGGCCGCTTCCTGGCGGCCCAGTTCGTTGAGCTTCTTGTCGAGTTTCTCCCCTTCGTCCCGCAGCGCAGTGAGGCTTTCACTGGCGTTGTCGGCGTTTTTTGACATGAGGTCGCGCAGACGCAGGACCAGATTAACAACGCCGTCACGCAGGGCCATGGGGAGCGACTCCGAGAATCAGGGGCAGCCCCGCGCTGGGCGGGGCGGGTTTGTGGTTAGTCGAGTTCGATGAACTCGAACGGGCTGGTTTTGCCGGGGGGGGTGCGCAGCTGGCCACCGAGCTGACCGGTGACGAATTCGTTCTGCATCATGTCCATCGCCTGGTTGGCGTTGAGCCGACCTTCCCAGATATAGAGACGCCCGCGCTTGCCGGTGGCGAGGTTCTTGCCGAGCAGCTCGATGTAACGCGGTTTTTCGATCTCGGTACCGCCGAGGATCTTCTGGCCCGCTTCAGCGAGATAGGTGTATTCGGCGGTGACTTCCACCGCGGCGTCTTGCTTGAGCGCCTTGATCAGGCCGCCGGCGGCGTGGATTTCGTAGTCGGTACCCGCGACCAGTTCCGTGGTGGTGTCGGTGTTGGTGATCACCGGCGCGTTCGGCGCTTCCATGTCGATGTTGGCGTGCGCCAGCTTCACCCACTTGCCATGCTCCAGGGTCAGCGTTTCACCGGTGACGCTATCGCCGGCCACGGTGTGGGATTCCATGGTGCCGCCGAGGGCCTCAGCGAGCAGCTCCGCCGGCAGCGAGTCGAACTGCAGGGTGACCTGGGTGGGGTCTGCCGGCACGTTCACCACGTCCAGCGCCTGACCGTAGTTCTCCGGCTGGAAGCTGGGGCGGTTGCGCACTTCGGTGGTGGGCGGGGTGATCTGCAGCGAGGGCACGTTGATGGGGCCGTTCAGCGCGCCGGGGACACCGTTGGTGCTTTTGGCCATGAACAGCTCGCCGGCGAAGATCAGGCCGGTGTCTTTATACATGATGGTCTCCTTCGGCGCGGTGCGCCGGGGTGGTTAGGGCTTCAGAATCAGTTGGTAATCGGCGGTGATGGGGATAGCCGCCCAGGCCACGCCCCCACCGCCTTCGGGAATGTTGTATTCGATGTCACCGACCTCAGAATCGAGGGCCAAATCATCGACGTAGTCCAGGTTGTTACGGTCAGCCACGGCGTGGATGACATCATTGCTGTGCTGCAGCAACTCAGTGGTAATGCCGTCATCGACCCGGTCGACCACGACGACGTGCAGTTCCAATTGCCGCCTCAGCCGGCCGCCGGAGGATTTGCTCAGGCGGCGATCGACACCGGGCTGGAGGGCGATGAACGGGTAATTGCTGCGCGCGTCGTCTGTGATGGCGTCCGCGAGCCAGCCTTCGTACAGTTCGGCGCCGGCGTCCGAGTGGTACCCATTCGCTTTGGTGATCGACGCCAGCCGGCTTTTGTAGGTGTCCAGTATCTGCACCGTCAGGATCGGATCGCTCATGGGTTACCTCAGGAACGTGGTTTCCGGGTCGTCGCCGGCGGTGTTGCTGTAGATCGAGCGGACCTTTTCCGTGTAGCGGGCAGTTAGCGTGCGCATCAGCCCTTCGGACAGGTCGCTGCGGTGCTGCTGAAAGGCTTGGCTGACACTCGGGGCGTGAATGATCAGGTAGTCATCACGCGCGTCACCAGTGCGCACGGCGATGCCGGTGGCGTTGCTGCCGCGCAGCTTCGGGATGTAGAAGAACTTTGGCTGCGTGTAGCTGCGACCGGGCACCACGGTGCCGGTGATGCCGGCGTGCTTGGTGCCGGGCTTACTCCGGTTCGGCTTTCGCAGCTGCCGGTGCGGGAAGCGGGTGAGCAGCGTGCCGCGCCGGGTGGCCTGCACGCTGGCTTCCCAGACGGCCCCCTTCTGTACGGGCCGGGTCACGCGCAGATGGCGGCCGATGTAACTGTCGGTGAGCGCCAGGCTCTTGCCGATCACGCGAATAGCTTCCCGGCGCCCTTCTTTGGCGCCTTGCTCGAGCAGTTCGCGGCTGCCTTGGCGGGCGAAGCCGGCGAGCTGCTGCAGGGCGTCCAGCTGGATCTGGATGTCGCGGCTCATTCCCCGTGCCATTCGGTGACCTCCACGATCAGATCGGTGCCGGTGTCGCGGTGCAGGCGGTCGATCACCCACACGCGGTTGTTCAGGGTGATGCGGTCGCCCCGGCGGTAGTGAGGCCAGGCCGACTTGGGGTATTCGATGCGGGTGACGGTCTGAACGACTACCCCCAGGTCGTCGCGGACATCCTCGTGATCGAGGATGGCGAACTCGGTGTCCGCCGGCGCGCGATCCGACAGCAGCGGGCCCGGCTCGAAGTGGGCCGGGTCGCCGTAGTGCCGGAAGTTGGCGTCGTCGTTGAGCGACTGGAGGTGGTCGAATTGGCTCATCGTTAGAAGCTGGCGTTGAGCCGCACCTCGCAGGTGGTGTCGCCGTCGGCAGCGGCCTGGGCGAACACGCCCACCTTCAGGTATTCGGTGGCCGGCGAGCCGCCGTCGTCTGCGGCGGTGGTCATCTCGGTGCCGTTCCAGTAGGCGGGCGCGTACTGGGCCGGTTCATCGGCCGATGCTTTCGGCAGGCCGTCGAAGACGCCGCCGGTGCGCAGGGTGTATTCCTCGCCGGCAACGGCGTCGGTGAGCGCGACGCCGAACACGCCTTCGACAACCTGGAAGGAGCCGCTGGCCACGGTGGCGGTGGCCAGCACCGTCAGGTTCTGGCCTTGGGCCCGGAAGTTCTTAGCCATGATTGTTACCTCGTTTTCAGGGAATCAGGGTTGGTGCCGCCCTTCCGTGGGCGACGCACCAAACGGGGTGCCGGTGGTTACTGCCCGACGTTGCGCACGAAGCCGCGGTGGTCGATGACACCGGCGCCAAAATCCTGGCGCGCTTTGATCTTGATGCCGTCGACCTCGAAGCCCTGCTGGGTTTCGATGTAGACGCCTTCCTCACCAGTGAGGTAGGCGTATTCGATGGTGTCGATGCGCGACGGCGCGGCCGCCACGTACCAGGTGGTTTCGCTGATGTCATCGAGGCGGGGCTCGACGATGAGCTGCAGGGTGTTGGCGAACGGGTTCACGTCGGCGGATTTGGCGCTGAGCACCTCGGACAGAATCTTCTGACCTTCGGTCTCCAGCGCCGCCGGCACGATCAGGTACTCACCGGCGAGGTTGAGCGGACGCTTGGAGTTGATGCCCTTCTGACGGCGCATCAGCTTCCGCGCCTCGGTGAGCGTCTCCACGGAGATCGGCCCGGCAGTGGCGACGTTGTTGTGGTCGCTGTGGAACAGCGCTTTATTGTCCGCCATCTTGACGTTGCTGGTAAGCAGCCCCCAGATGATGTTGCTTTCCAGCTCGGCGGCGCTGGCGCCGAACGCCATCGGGATCCGGCTGAAGGCGTCCAGGTCATCGTTGATGATGGTCTGGCGGGTCAGCGCGATGATCTTGCCGTAGGTTTCCAGGCGGTAGCGCTGGTTGTCTTCGCCCATGGTGCCGTAGCGGAATTCGCCATTCTCTTTGACTTTTTCCAGCTCCGGCGCTTCGCCCAACTGGGCCCGGTTGATGTACTTGAAGTCACTGGCCGTGGTCTGGCGGCAGAACGGCTGGAAGGTGCGGGGGGCCGCTTCGTACCCCTGGCGCAGGGTCTTGTTGGCGACGTCGGCCAGGATGGCCGGGAAGTCGCTGGTGGAGTGCATGGCTTCGGCGGCGATCGCCATGGGCGTCATGCCCCGGGTGGATTTGCCACCGTAGTTGAGCACTTCCTTGGCCATGTCCAGCAGGTTCATGCCGCGGTAGTTGACGGCGTCGTCGGCCAGTTTGTGCTGGCGCGGGTCAACGCGGTTCATCAGGGCGGCCACCATACCGGCGCGCAGGGCTTCGCCGTCGTGGGCGACGGACACATGGCCACCGGGCAGGTTGTTCATCTGGCGCTTGGCCAAGGCGTCGAGCGCCTGGTTGCGCGCCTCGGCTACGGTGGCGCCGCTGTCGATCAGGGTCTCCACCAGGCTGTCGTCGAGGCGGTGGATTTTGCCGAGGTTGCGGATGTCCTTGCAGCGGGTGCGCTCGGCGGCGATCGCTGCAGTGGCGGCACTGCCGGCGTTCTCCGCTTTGCTTGCCGCCGCGGCAGGGATTTCTTCTTCCTCTTCCTCGCCGCCAGCGGCAGGGTCACGGCGCGACCCGCCGCGATTCTCGGCGTCGGCTGCATCGCCACCGGCGTTGTCGCCGCCTTCCCCGCCGGACTTGGCTTTGGCTTCGGCAGCGACGACCCGGGCCTTGAGCTGGGCGTCTGTTTCACCATCGAGGCGGCACAGGCCCACCGCCTTGGCGCGTTGGTCAAGATTCATATCATCACCTTTCGGTTTGGGGTTTTTCGCGGCGGTGGCCGCTGTGGGGTTGCCCGCCTGGGGCGGGCGGTGGAACAGGTTCACGGCCGCTTGCGGGGCCTTGTCGAATTGGCTCAGGTCCGCCTGGGCGACGGCCTGGATGGGGGCCACGAGTTCGTCGGCGAAGCCCAACTCGACGGCTTGCTCGCCGTTGAGCCAGGTTTCGGCGGCCATCATGGCTTTGATGGTTTCTTTATCTATCCCGGTTTTGGCGGCGTAGATATCGGCGACGGTGTCTTCGAACTGGTCGTAGACATCGGCAGTGCGCCGGTGGTCGTCGGATTCGCCGTAGCTGGGCCCGTTGGGCTTGTGGATCATGATGAAAGCGTTGGGTGGGATCCGTACGGTGTCGCCGGCCATGGCGATGACGCTGGCCATGCTGAGTGCTATGCCGTCGATGGTCACCTCAACCGGGCGCTCGTTGTATTTGAGCCGGTTGTAGATCGCCAGACCCTCGACGATGTTGCCGCCTTCACTGTGGATCCGTACCGGCAGTGGGCCAGTGCCGTTGCTCAGCGATTCGAGTTCGTGGACGATGGTTTCCGCGTCGAGGCCGTCGAACCAGTCACCGATCACGCCGTAGAGCAGCAGCTCGCCCTGGGCGTTGATTCGGTTTGTTGCGGACAAAGCGAGGCCCTGGGCGGTGGCCTTGGCCAGCGCCTTCTTCTTGAACTTTCGCATGGGAACTCCGGGTTATTCGGTGACGGGGTCGTTGGCCGGATCGGGAAAGCCGGTGTCGCCCTGGCGGGCCTGGGTGACGCCGGCGTTGCTGACCAGGCCGGCGTCGGTGATGAGCGTCAGGCCGCGCGAACGCAGGCTCTTGATGTCTTGCTCGAGTTCATCCAGTACGTCGTCGGACTCGTAGCCTGTCTCGCGAATCATCTGGCTCTGTGACTTGAAGCCGGCCCGGACCATCTGAACCATCGGCCCGACTTCGCGGGACGGGTCGAGCAGCTCGCGTTGCGGCGGCGCCCACTCCCACGTAACGCCGGTGAGTGGGTCACTGCTCAGCGCCATGGCAGCGTTGAACCAGCGGGCCAATCCATCGCACAACGTCGGGATCAGGGTGTTCCAGCGGTAGCTGTCGACCTCGCGGAGGAACTGCAGCATGCCGGCGCGGAACGACGAATAGTTGACTTCGCTCAGGTTGCCGGTGAGCAGCTCGAACGGAATGCCGTAGGCAATAGCGATGGCGTGCTGTTCGACGCTGACGAATTCACCGTGCCCGCTGACACTGGGCGGTGTGTTGAACTCGACAGATTCGCCGGGGCCCAGCCGGGGAAACATGCCCGGTTCCAGACGCTCCGGCAGCACGTCACCTTTTCGATCGCCTTCGCCGTCCGGTTCCGTTACGACGCCGACAAGGCAGGCGGCGCTTTTCTGCGCTTCGATGCGGGCGTCCTGGTAGTCATCCAGGTTCTGCATGCGCATCAGCGCCGCGGTGCCACGGGGCACGCCGCGCACCTGGCCGGGCCGCAGCATTTCGTACAGGTGAATCACGTCCTCCGCCGGCGTGAGCTTGCTGCCGGTGATCGGTGAGAGACTCGCCATGGCATCACCGGGGTGGTTCTGGTGGAGCCAGTAGCCCACCCGCTTGTGCCGCATGTCGAACTGCACGCCCTGGACGGCGTAGCCGCTGTTCATGGGCCCGTTCTTTGTGTGGTCCAGGTAGTCGCCTTCCAATAGCCGCACCTTCAGCGGCACCGGAGTGCTCGGGTCGCGCTCGGTGATTCGAACGATCAAGGCGTCGCCGGATTCCATGGCGGTGCGCACGGCGGCGGATTGCAGGCCGTAGCCGTTGAGCCGACCGTCGTAGTCGATGGCCGTGGTCTCAATCCAGCCGAGCATGCGCTGGCGGGCGTCTTCGCGGACGCGCTCCACCCCGCCCTTGGCGCGCGGGCGGATGCCAGCGCCGACGATGTTCGTGGTCAGCCCCCGCATTGCGCTGGCCGCGTAGGGATTGTTGCGCACCATTTCACGGTGCCGGGCGCGCAGCAGCGGCAAGGCTGCCCGGCTCTCAGCGTTGGCGCTGGTGTCTCGGCCTCGCGTCCAGGTGTTGCGCCGGCCCTTGCCGGCGCCGTCGTAGCCGTTCACGGCACGCAGGCGCTCAGTAACGACTCGGGCCCGGGTACGCCGGGCTTCGGCCTCAGGGGAAAACCAGCCAATGGTGCGGTCCAGCCAGGTCATTGGTACCCCCGATCAAACGTGGGCGCGTAGACGGCCTGCCGCTTGCGAGTGGGGCTGGCTAGCCGGCGCTCGATCATGTTGCGGATACGGATCATGTCGTCGAGGCTGCGGAACTCCGTGGTCTTCCCGTTGTGGGTCACACGGAGGGTGCCCGACGCGATCGCTGTATCGAGCCGGTCCAGGTCCTGTTGCGTGTACGCCATGGGTTAGTTCCAGTAAGAGGATTTGCGGCGCCGTGGCGGCGCGGCGGCGGCGGGCTCTTTGCCGCCGAACATGTCGCCTTGCTTCAGCTGGGATTCGTATTCATCCCAGCGGTCGTCTTTCCATGTGTGCAGCCGCAGGCTGTAGGCCGCGTGCAGCGCGTAGATCTCGCAGTCGGCGGCTTCCACGGGCTGACCGGGCTTGTCGTGCCAGATCAGCTTGCCGCTGAAGCGCGCGCTGGGCGCTTTGATCACGCCGGTCAGCTGCTCGTAATAGTCGTCGCGGACGTCCTGGTACCAGTGCATGCGGCCGGGCCCGGAGCCGCGGAGGCTGAGCCGGCCGCCTTCGCCAAACAGCAGGTCTTTAGCTTTGTGCGTGCCCACCTGGTAAACCAGCAGGCCGAACTTGCTGGCCTTGGTTTGGCGCTTGCCCTTGTAGTCGGTCTTCTTCGGGGCGCTGAAAATCTCGCGGCGGCCGTAGTCGTTGGAGCTGCCCTTGATGGCCCGGACGCCTCGGCTTTGCCGGGTGCGGACGAATTCGTAGACCTGCTCAGTGGAGTGGCCGCCGCTGTCGATGCTGACGGCGCGCGGCAGCAACCGGTGGCCGGCCTCGCTCTGGATCGGCGTGGCCAGAAGGTCGTCCAGTTCTTTCCAGACCGGGTCGCTGGAATCCGTGGTGCTCACCTTGGCGTACAGTTCGCCCCAGTAGAGCAGCCAGCTCTCCATGCCCCGCCCCCAGGCGCGCATCACTACCGCCAGGCGGTCGCGCTGCACGTCGACGCCGACGGTGATGATCAGCCCACCGAGAGGCACCCAGAATTCCCGGTAATCCTCGGCGCGCTCGCGCAGCACCTCCGCGTCCGGGGTCGCGGTTTCGTAGGCGTAGGTGCGGCCCAGCTTCTGGTTGGTGAACGTGATCTTGCCGCTCAGGTCGCCCTTGGTGGCTTGGTACTCGGCGGTCAGGTGATCGCGCACTACGTCGGCCAGGGTGGTCCCGGGCACGCAGGCGTACAGCTCACTGAGTTCCATGAACCCGGCGCTGCCGTGGAACGGCTGCGTGGGCGTCCAGCCGCAGAGCGGGTCGCCGGCGGCGACGGCGTTAAACACCGTGTCGCGGACGTTGCGCTGGCGCTGGTCGTCGTCCCAGGCGGCACCGCAGTGCGGGCAGCCGTACACTGCGGTGTCCGGCAGCGCCCGCCCGAACACTTCGTGCTCGGGCTGGTCGTCGTCGGCGTCGAGCCAGCTCACGTTTTCCCAGGCCAGAACGTGGGCATCGCCGCATTCGTGGCAGACCACCGGGAGCACCCGGCAATCCGATTGCTTGATGCGGTGCTCGGTTTTGCTCAGGTCGCGGATGGTCGGGGTGCCGCCGACGATGAGCTTGCTGCCCAGGTAGCGCTTGAGCCGCTCTTCCAGCAGGCCGATCGCGGTGCCCTGCTGCTTCACGTCGTCGCTGGTGTCGTCCGGTTCCTCGATGACGCCGACGCCCACCGAGCTGGTGGACTTCACGTTGCCCGGGCTGTTGGACCCGACCAGCTTGAGGAAGCCGCCCGGGTAGCTTTTCAGATCCCAGCGGTTGCCAGCCTTGCGGCTGGTGCTCACGTCGATCAGGCCCCGCAGGATGGGCGAGGCTTCGAACGCGGGGCACAGTTTTTCATCGTGGAACGCTTTGCCGTCCTTCTCTTTGGCGAACAGCACCATGATCGGCGCCGGGTGGGCCTCCACCCGCTTAGCCAAGTAGCCGATCAGGAAGTAGGTCCAGCCGATCTGGGCGGCCTTCATCAGGTCGACCTCGCCCACCGCCGGATCGTCCAGCGCCGCAGCAACGCCGAGAAAGTACGGCGCGTAGTGGAAGTCGTAGGTGCCGGCCAGGTCGCCGATGGCTTCCGGCAGGTGGTAGTGCTCAGTAAGCCACTGCGCCGTCGCTACCGATTTGCGGGGCCGGAACTTCGCCGCCGCCTGATTCAAGATCCCCCGCAGCGTGCTCCGCAAAGCCACCAATTCGCTCGATTGCAGGTTCAATGACATCGGTCAGGGTCTCGGGGGCGATCGTGATTCCGTGCTCGCTTTCCAGGGCCTGGCGCAGCTTCTCCACCGCCGCGCGGATTTCCCTGTTGGTATGGCCGGCCCAGTCGACGACGATGCGGGCGGCGTCGTCGGCGGGCACCAGTTTGCCGAGGCGCTCGGCGTAGTTGAGGCGCATCATCGCGGTTTTGGCTTGGGCTTCCTCCACCCGGGCGGTGGTCAGGGCGCCCTGGTTGTCGCCACCGCGCCCGGCGGCGTAGCTGCGCAGGTGGTCGCAGTAGGCGCGCAGCCATTCACCCATGGATCCGTCCCGCGGCAGGTGGCCGTCGTTGAGGTGTTTGCTCACCGCCGGCTGGCTGATCCCGACCAAGCGCGCAAACGCGCTGGCCGTCGCGCGATCATCAAGTGAAGTCATCCGGAAACCACCGTATAGCTATAACCCCCTATGCCGCGCCAAATCTGCAAACAGATCGCGCTCTACGCACCCTTGAGCGGTCTGGCCCGGGAAGGACCCGCGGCCATGGGGTGCCCCAAAAGGGTGCATAGGTCAGGGTTTCGAGACGCCAGCAGCATCGGGTCGTTGTTGGTTGGCTTCCCGCGCCGCGTCAATCGTTGCGTTGTGTTTGCGGGCCCGTTCCTCTGTCCGCTCGATGTAATCCACGAACGCCTCGTTGCCACCGCCTGGGTACCAGACCGGCATGACGAAGTGCGGCAGCAGGTCGTCAGGAATCGTTTGGTGAATCACCTTCGTCTGCACTGGGGGCGCAGGGCACAAGCTCGCACAGCCGCTGATCAACAGGCTCAGGGATATCAGTAGCCATCCAGTCGCCCGCCTCGGCATCGAGCCGGCGACGCCATGCGCGCCGCTCGGCTTCCATTTGCTCGCCGATCTGGCGTATCTCGCGATCACGTTTCTCACGGATGGCCGCCTCATGGTCTCGTTGCTCAGTGAGCGTGCGCACCTGGTCACGCTCGGTTTTCAGGCTCTCGGCAAGCTGGGCGTTCTGCTGCTTCAGACCGCCGAGGTCCGCATTGAGCATCTGGATTTGACGATACTGGTAGTAGTTAGCCCCGATCAGGGCGGCCATAACCAGTGCGATCACCAGCCAGACTTTCCAGCTAAGCATCACTGCTGACCGCCCAGGCACATGGCCATTTCATCGAGTCGCCGATTGTGAAGGCCTTGGTAGAACTGGCCGTCGCTATAGGCCCAGGCAGGGCGACCATCCGGGTGCCACGCTAAAGCGCGACATCCAGCGTCGACGCGCCCGGCATTGATAAGCCGCACGGCGCGACTGCCGCAGGTCGCAGGCCAACCAAAGTTATGAGCGTGTGAACTCAGCGCGTCGAATACATACTGCGGGATCGGTTGATCAATGCAGCGCGCCAAAGACCGCTGCGTCTGGATGACCACGCGCCGCTCTTCCGCCTCGCACTCTTCGGCAGTCCAGGTATCACCAACGACCAGCGGCCGGCTGGACGTGTAGGGTGTAATGCCCTTGCAAACCGTGGGCAGTCCGCCGGCAAGCTGATCGGCATAGACCGTGTACTCGCCCTCGCCTTCCCATAATCCCAGGAAGGCCAGCAGACCGGCTGAGGCCAAGGCGACGCCACCGGCCGCAATGACGGAGCGTTTACGGGCCATCGTTATCGTCCTGGCTGAGTTTGGCCTCTTGCAGTTCGAACAGCCGCTGCTGACGGCGGTCCTTCCGGCGCTGGTAGTAGATGTTGAACAACAGGGTCAGCACAGCGGTCACGATACCGACGACAATGCCAAGGTCGGTCAACGTAAGGCCTGCAATGATCGACGCGCCGGCCCCACCGTAGCTGGTGGCCGACATCACGGCATCAGTCTTCGGGGTCATCCCGCGACTCCTGTTTTCCATAGGGACCTCCTAGAGGTTCCCCCCAGGTGAATTCGAAGCCCGTAGGTGGGCTAGCCCAGCCTGTTAGATATTTGTGGGTGTGCTGGGCCAAGTGCCGGCGCCCGCTATCAACGTGGTGCAAATAGAAAGGCCCGCCGAAGCGGGCCTGGGTGGCCGCTGGGAACGGCCGGGGGAGATCGTGCGGGCACAAAAAAACCCGCCAAGACTTTC